TAACTATTGCTTCATTAATAACATCTTCAATTGCTCCATCACATTCTGGATGTAGAGCCATTTCTCTATATCTTTTTATTAAATCAAATTCACTTCTATAGACACCTTCGATATCTACGTATGAACCATAAAAAGAACTAGCAATAAAATTATCATTCCCGTCCTCATTGTTTTGAGGAACGGGAGAGATAACCGAAGGAGAATCTTTCTTCTTCGGATCAATAGAGAAACCAAATAATCTGGCCATAATATTAGTTGCGTTAACGTGTTTTTATTATTTATCTGATATCTTCACCGCCAGCCGCAGGAGAAGTACCTTTATAAGCTTCCCACCAGTGGACTTGCATTTCGACTGTAAATTCTTCTAAAGTATCAGTTGTTTCGTAACTTAGATCAATTGAAGATAAGTTAGTAGGCCATATATCCCAGAATTTATATGATCTTAAGATACCACCGTCACGATCTAATTGATGTACGATTGCATCTTTTTGATAATCTTCTGGATTTTGTGCACCTGTTGCATCTTCCATACTGTTAATAACATTCATCCACTTTTCAAAAGCAGAACGAATAACGAAATCTGTATCGTTAAGAACAGTGATTGTCCATGTTTCGAATGTTCTATCTCCTGCAATTTTAAGTATCCTTCCTCGGAATGGAACTTCAACTGGAGTAACAGTTGATGCAGGTAGTGCTGCAGCCTTAACTAAAAATCTGGACTTTTGGAGAACATCATTTTCTATTGCGACTGCTGTGGGAAATGCTAGTTCAACCTCAAAGAGATTCGGCCTAGCTCCACCACCAGTTAACTTACTTTTAAAGTCACTGATTTTCCTTAGTGGAATATTATTGACTTGAACGCGGCTTGGCATTGTTCGTTGACCTCTTAATTAATTAAACTTTACCGATGACTTCATCAAAACTAACACCAGTTCTAGTAGCAACAAAGGTTAGACCGATGAAGTTGATAGAACGTGCTGGCTTAATGTATATATCTGCAACGAATTCGTTTGCGTCAATAATAGCAGCAGTATTATTAGTTTCGTCACAAATGACGACATAATCTTGGATTCCTCTCTTCGCTTGAACATCACGAAGGAAAGGTTCAACAATATTTACAAAGTTAGTCCTTGTAATTTCATCGTTGAATTCAAAGAGTTGATCCTTAGCAGCAGCAGAAATTGCATCTTCTAAGAAGATAAACAAACGACGAACGTTAATTCTATCGAATGCTGATGCTTTAGCATATCCAGTCTTATCACCAAATAATAGGATTCCAGATCCAGGTGAGAAGATTACTGGGTTGATTCTTGAAGAATAAAGACGATCTCTTTGTTCTTTGTTTGGATTATATGCTAACTTAACTGCATTAAGTATAGCACCTCTTGCTGTTCCTGCAGGTGAGAACCAAGGGAACTGATTAATATCAGTTCTTGCACAAAGTCCACCAATGTCTCCATTAAGAGGAACATATCTAAATCCATTTGAGAATCTATCAAACATATACTTATATCCACTATCGAATACAGCATATGAAGTTGAAGTTATCGGATCGAAGAAATTAATTACGTTTTCAGTAATATCAGCATCACTTAAAACAGTTGGTGCTTCCTGATCTGTAGTATCAGTTATCATTGATCCTCTGTAAGGAGAGATAAATGCAATTGCATCTTTTCTCGCTTCAGCAACTTGAATTAATTTAGTAGCAAGTGCTCTTGTTTGCTCTTCACCACCTTGTGCAGATCCTTGAAGTAAGAAGTCTACATCAACTGCGGTATCATTTTCAAAGAGTCCGTAACCAGAAATTATATCATCCAATCCTGAGTTAAGAGCTCCAGTTGCATTGATGTCTGTGGAATTACCGTAGTTTTTACCACCAGCAAGTACACCATTCATTGTTCCGATTGTGTCGAAGATGATTCCTTCACCATCTTGATCCCAACCAGTATCACTTGCAAGTGTAAAGTTATTACTAAATCCTGTGGTTACAACTCCTACTGGTGCACTACCTCCAAAGAGATATTCTGAATTAGTTTCTAAGTACTTTCTCCAGTATTGTGGTGATCCAACAGAGAATTCTGCATCTTTTGCTTTTGATAAGTTAAGATGTTTCTCAAGAATTGTTCCTGCGTTTCCTGTTACAGTTCCTTTTGCGTCAATGACTACAAGATGAACTTCATCAAATCTTCCACCTCTGTTAGATACATACTCAGATGTGCCTGGTCTTTCAGTAACAGTGTTCCATTTTACTGTGGTTACTGTTTCAGTTCCACCAACAGTTGCAGTTGTTAATGCAAGTTCCTGCTGATCAAACCAATCTTTAGTAAGACTTACAGTAGGTGTTGCTTGTGAAACTCCTGCGTTGTTCACGATAGTAACACCACCAGTATTAAACTTGTAAATGTTATTATAATCCCAAGCAGTTTCTGTTCCAGCAGATGATACATGTGATATGAATTTAACATCAACTGTTAATCCAGAAACACCAGTAACTATTCCCTTGAACATTCCGTCAAGTTCCATAGTTGTTCCAGCACCAACTCCAGTTTTAGAAACCACTGTTCCTGCAGGTACAGTTTGAGTAATTCCGTAACCAATGTTAATACTACCTACACTGTTAAGTGTAAGATTCTGATCTGCTTTACCGTCAATTATTCCAATCCTAATTCCGTTTGACCACGTACCAGGATTTTTAGCAGCAACAGTAACGTTTGTAATTGTATTTACATCGTATCCTAATTCTTCATAATGATCAAGACTCTTGATCTTTGTACTTGTAGCAGCACCAACAAATCCATTATACAAACCTGCATCGTCAGCTCTGACTACATTAAGTATTCCACCATAAGCCAAATATGATGATGCGGTTAACCATGTTTCATACTGTTTGTCAGTACTATATGGTTTTCCAAAAGTGTTAAGTAAATCGTTCTCCGTATTAACAAGAGTTGGAGTTCCGACAGGGCCTTGTGCAAAAGGCCCTACAATTCCACCTATCTTATCTGTTGTGGGGTCGATCCTTCCTAGTGTTAAATCAACTTCCCTTACTAAAATACCAGGAGATGCTAGATTCAGTGGCATCTTTAATTCCTCTCTCAGTCCAAATTATTCTAGAAATATTTATAGATTTACCTTTTTACATGTAGTCCCACATGTATGAACGGTCTCCATACTCATCAGTATGCCATCTATCACCGTCCTTATCAACGAAACTTTCCATATCTTCAAAACCATCAGAAATGAATCCAAATGGAGCCATATCTTGTTCTATTTGATTCTTTTGTTCATCATAAATCCTCTTACGAACATCCTGATCGGACATTTCTTTAAAGTAATCTTGACATACTAACCATGAAAATATTACCAAGCACATTGCTAGATCATCATTAGATCCTTCCTCTGCTTCAAATGAATTTCCTTTCTGAGAAAATGTAGTTAGTTCTGATATAATTTCATAATCACAAGTTAAAAGTTTATCATCTTCTAATAAGGTTTTAAGATTTGAACAACCTAATTTTTTAACGGCTGCCGTCATTCTTACCCCAAGTTGTGTCTTTTTCCCTGAAAATCCTTGACCTACAATTTGACCATTTCTTCCTCTCATTGTAGCCATTAAGAGATTATCATACTCCAAATCATATTGCATAATACTTGCAACTTGATCCCCTATATCATTTACTTCTATTAAAACAAATGCCTGATTATACCCTATTGCAACATCATGAATAATATTAGGAAATAGCATAGGTTTAATTTCATTATTCCTATATTTTGCAACTACCTTATACGGGAACTCTGTAGTATCAAAAACTAAAAATGCAGAATAATCATTACCAAGTCCTCTAGCTACATCAACTGTGACTATGTAATTATGATCTTTAACTGGTTCTTCATAGATATCTAAACCAGCATTTCTCTTAATAGGATCTTCAAATACAAGATTTTTTAACTTTGCTGCACTAATAAGAGTATTAACAGACCCTAAAAATTCACATTCAAACTCAATTTTAAATTGTTGTTCTGACGTGTTTGCAATAGTTTGTTCTCTCCATTCAGCATCTCTACCAGGAACTTCAGACCAATGTACTTCAGTAGGAACATACTCACTTTGACCTTTTTCTGCATTATGCCACATACGGTAAAAGTGATTCATACCTCTTGGGGTAGAAACAATAATTACTTTAGTACTTTGTCCAGACGTAATAGTAGGATAAACAGAGGCAAAGAAGTCGTCAGCAATGTGATTCGGGATGAAAGCGAACTCGTCAAGAAAGATGACATTATAGGATCCACCTCGGACAGCAGATGAAGAAGTAGAGTTTGACGATATTTTTGATCCATTTTCTAATTCTAAGGAACCTTTGTTCCAACTAATTATACCTTGCTGCATCCATGAAGGTAAATTTTCATATGCAAGTTGTAATCTACCGAGTAAATCTCTAGCAGTTGATGCTTTGTTTGCAAGTATTGCAATGTTTACATTATCATTAAAAACTGCATAATGCAATAGGTAAGAAACACATGTTGTAGATTTACCTGTCTGTCTAGGCATTTTACATATGTTAAATCTTTCATTATGAAAGTTTCTAATTAGTTTCTCTTGAAAGGGGTACATATTAAAAGGAACTAATCCTTCATCAAGAGATACAATTTGAATATAATTTCTTGCAAAGTAAACAGGATCTTCTTTACATTTTAAAAATTCTATTACCTGCTCTTCCGTAAATTCATGAGCAGTATTGGCCCGTTTTAGATTCGGGTTACCAAGATATACATCACTAGTAGGCATAATTTAATCCTGTTGGTTATTATCTAATGATCTTATATTTCTCTCTTTCATCTGTTGTTGTACCTGAACTGGGCCAATGATGTCTATAAATTCCATGAAAGATTTGCCATCTTTATCTTCGATGGTAATTTTTTCTTGATAATTTTTCCAGTCCATTTACTTGGTTTCTTTATTATTATTTAGAAACTGTTGTTTCAACATCTTTGAAAGGTCTGATGTAGAACCTACAAAAACAGCATTATTAGTAACGTTAGTTGTATTTTTAACAACCTCTTCATCAACTTCTTTGACCTTCTTCTGTAAATCTAATAATTTATCAGTGGTATCCGCAACTGATTTGATAATTTGTCCTGCAACCTCATATGCTCTTGCACTACCTTGTTCTTCAGCAACTTCCATAATACCATTAAGTGCTTCTTGACCTTTTTCAATTAATGAATAAAGATTTCCCCTAGTATATTCATAATCTTTACGCACCTCAGTTTTACCATCATTTTTGGTTAGTTTATTTTCAGATACGGTACTAACCTCAATTTCACTACTGGTATTGAGTGCGTCATCTATAGGATCAAAATTGTTATTCATTAGATGTCCTCTTTCCTAACTGGACTATAAGTTCTACCATCACCTAAGAATTCCCAATTCTCATCAAATCCAAAGTCATCAGCAGGGCCTGCATCTGCAGGATTAGGTGTTACTGTGTACCTCATTTCACGTTTTACTTTTTGAATATCAGTATCTGCATAAAGATCTGTTTGAACTTTTTTGATAAGTCCTTCTGAAGTATCTGCGATTGGGCCAAAGAGATAAGTTTTTGCGGTAAAATTTAATGTATATATTAAAGCTCTTCTTGTACTAAAGTCTCCTTCATAGTCATCTTGGAAAGAAACGTTATCTAAAACTAAAGGAATATCTCTTTTTTCTCCTATGGATTTTACTAAATCAACTGTTAGTGTAAATGCTGGTTGGAAGTATGGAAGTATCTGTTCAACAATCTGTAACGCATCATCATTTAATTTTGTCCATATACTTAATTCAAATCCAATATTATAAGGAACAGGCATATAAACCTTCTTCAAATTAGTTCCATCAGAAGTTTTAAATGTTTGTGTAACACCTGCTTTTCTAGTAGGATCATAAGAAATGGTATTCATTTCAAATGACATTCTTGGTAATGTTGTAGCAACTGGTTTGTTTAAATCTGCCTGTTGTTCTAGTCTAGCAAGAAATTTTTGAGCAGGGCCATATGATAATGGTACCTTAAAGTCACTATAATCTGAACCATCTTGAGTTTGGTGCTTAATAACAAGGTTATTAAATACTGTACCAAAAGATATTATGGTTTTTCTAATTATTTCGTGATAATAATAAGTTCCTAACATTATACTTGTCCAAATGGGTTTGTTTCACTAAAGTCAATAATAGCATCTGCTTCTGCTTCAATATTATCGCTCTGATCATATTGATCAGCAAATTCTGCGGATTTAATATAATCTACATTATATCTAGCACCAGAAGTAGTTCCAAGAGCAATTTCACCAGCTTGGAATGTTCCTGATGTAGTTCCCAATTTGAGGACAACTTCATCTCTATCCCAACTCTTAACTCTACCTATAGCACCACTAATTGTTCCTTGAACAGCCTCATTGAATTGATAAGTTCCAATACCACTTATAGTTGCTGGTGGTGAAACAGTTGCAATACCTGCATGTGAAGTATATCCAACACCTGCATCAGAGATAAGAATTTGAGTGACCATATTAGCAGATTTATCTACAACTGCTCTAGCAACAGCGATAGTATTTCCAGCACCTACAGGTGGTGCATCTATGAATACAGTTGCTGAATCAGCATAACCACTACCACTTTGTCCAACACCCGTAGTTATTACTTGAATACCAGCAGTACCAGCAGGGCCTAAGTTTGCAGTTGCGGCCGCACCAACACCGTTATATGTGGTAATACCATTAGTTGCTGTTGTTGCTGTACTTACTATAGTAACTGTAGGTGGTGTAGTATATCCAGCACCAGCGTTTGTTAATAAAATTTCTTTAACAGAATGTACACCATAAACAGATGTTGTTATAGCTACCGCAGTTGCAGTAATACCTCCACCGACTGGCCCAGGCCCATCAATTACAACATTAGGTGTTGTAGTATAACCATATCCATCTTCATTAAGGAATATATTTCTAATATATCCACTTGAAGTACCAATATTTAATGTTGCGGTTGAACCAATAGAGATTAACTGCAACTCAGTCATATAACCATAATTAACAAGTGTCTCATCAATTTCCTGTGTAGCATCACTAAGTTGATTCCATCCACCAACGTCATCACTAAGTTCGTATAGTTCACATTGCAATTCATAAACATATCCTTTACCTAATTGGTAGAAAGGTTTTTCATGCTCTACAAACTTAACTTCAAAAATTCTTTTACCTAATGGAAAATATATTAAATCTCCTTCACGTGGTCTACCTTCAACAACTATTTCATCACTTGTTTCACTCATTGATACTAAAAATGGTGCAATAAAATCTTCCCATCTTTCTTTTGATATTGTTACTACTAATTCATCCTTTAAACTCATACCAAATTTAGTCATTATATCACCAGCACCTGTATATCCCTCATAGGTATTAACATATGCTTCTAATAAAAAATTATCGTCAAATTTTGACGATTCAACTTCTCTAAAAATATTATCTCTATTAACTATTTTTCTAGGTAAATATGTAATTTCAACACCAAACATCCTCAACTGTTCGTTGATAAGATCTTGAACTAGTCTCTGTTCTCCTGCAGAACCTTTAAGGAAAAATGGATTTAATGCCATAATATTAACCTATCATATCAAGAGGTGGTACCTCGTATTCGGAAGTCATCTTCTCTAGAAGAGTATCTATTTCTCTCTGCCCATCTTCATATATTTCTCTACCATTAAATTCAATTCCACCAGGAAGTCTGACTCCTTTAAATTTAATTAAATTTTGTCCCCATTGTTTTTTCAATAATGCTGTTACGTATTTTTTTAGCCATGGATCATTGTATATCTGAGTATATGCTGTAGGATCTAATGCTCTATAACATTCCAATACAATATACTGACCTGCTTCTTCAGATCCCCAATCAATATCCAAATATAATCTATCTTGTCTTTGATTAAATCTAATTTGTTTATCTGTAGTCAATAAAAAATCAATGTCTTCTAGGTATGTCTTTACCATAGAATATTGCAGTAAATCAATTGAATTGAATTGATATAAATCGTTCAAAAATAATTGATATTTAATACTAAACATCCCAGATGATATTGTACTACTATCAAACTTAAATACTTTTTCTACACCAATTACAGAATCTGGAACAGGTATAAAGTTTGAGTTCTCATACCAATTAGAAGTAACTGTTCCCAATCCACTTACACTTGAAGAGTTTACACTTGTAGTAACTATACCAACACCACTTGTTCCGTCTGCTTTTCCTCTATCAATATCTTCTTGAGTAAGTTCATGTTTAAGATACATTTTTTCAACACCATTGTAATGACGTTCGTTGAAATATTGTATTGCATCATCCAGTAGATCATCAGCTTGATCATCATCAACGTTAATTTCTAAAACAGGAGCACCCAACTGCCTATATGCATAATCTTTAAGTTCTTGTCTAGTTGTTGGTTTTGCCATCAGTAAGAGCCTCCATCTATTAATCCAGCAGTTAATGTTCCATCCACATAAGCATCTTGTGTGAATGTTGCTATTGCACCAAAGGTAGCAATACCAGCAGTTACAATTAAACCACCAGTAGTAGCTCTAAATCCTCTACCAGCAGTAACTAATCCAACAGAATCAACATTTGTTACATCTTCATAAGTGACTGTTCCACCAACTGAAAGGTTACCAGCAATTGAAAGACTATCAGTTAGACCATCAAATGTAAATCCTGCACTATCCCTTAAAGTAGATCCTGTTCCAACAAAAGGAACACGAGTTGCTGTTAAAAGGTTAATTGTAGATATACCTGTGATATTTAGTGATTGTGCGTTTACGTTATCAAGAACGATATCGTCACTCAAGAATAAGTCACCACCAACAAAAAGATCTCCAGTAACCGTAGCACCAGTGGAGATTGTATTAAATACTTTTGTTGATCCATGATACAGTTCTGCTGTACCACCATATCCAATTCTTAATGCACCTTCACCAACATCACTTATATAACTATGAGTACCATCATGAAATATTTCTAATGCAGTAGATGAAGTACCAAATTTTAATTTAGTACCATCATTATATTTAAAAGAACCTTCACTTGAATCAAAAAATGCTGTAACTAAACCAACACTATTTTTGAATTGTACATCTGCACCAAATGTAGAAATACCAGTATTAACATCCAATTGTGCAATTGAACCTATACCACCGATTACATTTTGTGCTGTAATCGCAGTAAGAGCCTCACCACCAGACGCACTGGATAGTATTTTTACAGCATTCTGTTGGCCAACTCTTACTCTAATATCTGCCATTATTAGATCCTCGTTACTCCTGCTCTCACTAACACATTTCCTTCAACAACTCTTTCCGTCACATTCCCTTTTGTAATGAGAATATCATAAACATATCTACCTTCTCTCAAAGTAAGAGTAGTTGCAGCAGGTAATTCTATTACAATTTTTCCAGTTGAAGGTTCAGGAATACTAGCAGTAAAATCTGTTGCTGTGGATGCACCTGCCCATTTTCTCATTTGAGACGCAACAGTATATCCACTCAGATCTAATGCTGAATTATTATCAGTAGATTCTAAATTAAAAGTTTGTTGGAATGTGGATCCTGTATTTACTACAAGATTATTGACATATACTGCAGCCATCTATTTACGAAAAGAATCCCTACTTCCTATTTATAGGAGTACTACTTCTTAGTTAACTCATGGAGTAAACTTTTTATTTCATCTAATTCATTTCTTAATCTGTTTATTTCCTCTCTTTGAGAATCAACAGCATTTATTTTATTCAATCTGTGCTTATATTCTGAATCATTACAATTCACAATAGCACCAGTGTTTTCATCCCGATATAAACCAGGATATCCTTGAACTTTGATCATTTAACAGCAATAGTACGAAGATCCTTAATTTTAACTGGGTATGCTTGATTACTGGAAGACATAACAATTTTAATTACATATCCAGTAAACTCTCCAAGATTTTCTGCGGAGAACTGATATTCTTTATACTCACCATCTAAACTTGGTGGAACGAGTGCATCAGGTAAACCACTATTCTTAGATTCATCTACTACTTGATTACCAAAACCATCTCCAGTTGTATCCTTAAGATTATCATAGCCAGGGAATAATTCAAACTCTTGTAATATACCCATAGAATCAGGTCTTTCTAGAGAATAAAGAACTCTAAAGTCAGCACTAGAATCTCTATATGCACTAACAATTACTTTTAATGAATCAGCAGCCTTGTTAATCTTAACTAACTGAGAGACATAAACTGCAGCATGAGGATCATTATCATGAGACTTAACCTCAGCGTTAGTAGCATAATCTGATACTGG